GGAATCCTACATGGTTGTGATTTTTCACTCACTTACGATGACCGTTTGAATATCTTCCGTGACAAGTATTTAGGAGACAATGAGTCTCCTGCTCTTGAGGAAGATGAAGTCATTTTTGACCATCAAGCCGGTTTTATCTCCGAATCGAAAGCGTTCAAACGCGCGATTGCACGTATCCCAATGTTTTTGCTCGGAAAAACGTGCCACTTATTCTTTCGAGTGTTGGAGAGATCGATCTTCTTTTCGCTGGATCCGGTTTTTATCGGAGTAAGCAACATGATGTGTTCCTTATTGTGGAAGTTAAGTCTATTAAGACTCTTTCCACAGAGGCAAAAGCGACATTACAATTAGAACAACAGGTTTGTACATTGTGTACCGCTTTATCTCGTAGGGACAAACATCCAAATGTTCTTGGTGCAATCTATTTTGCGGACGTAGATGAATTCGTTTGCAAGAAATGCACTGTGCGGAATAAGAAGATTATCAAACATTTGAAACTTCCTTTTGATGTATAAGGAAGTGCAATGCCTGGGAAGCGTGAAACTCATCCTATGCCGTGTGTCCAACGGTGAAATAGTTAAAATGGACATGTTTTGTATGATTACTCTTTGTGTATAGTGTTTATGTTTTGTATATATATTATAGTGCTTCAAATACATGTGACCCGCCCTCGTGCGGAACCCCTATTTAGGGGATGTCTTGTCAACAAACAAATACATTGCAAGGCAGTTCCTTGAGTCATGAACTGCCCCAAGACTCAAATAGAACTCGGTAACTTATTTATTTTAGATTGTATATCCAAATTTTTTGTTATGTCCACTGAGCAGAATAATTCAGGAGGGTCGGATGGCCCGCACATCGAACAACGTATTTCCATCACCATTCATGATGATGAAGCCGTGTTCGATGCTCAGTCTGGTACTGCGAAATTCAATGTTTCCATTAATAGCACCAGCAACAATTCCAATTCACAAAATGTATCTTTCAAAGATCAATCTCCAGCCTATGAGTATTCGGTTGAATCACAACCCGACGCTTCATTTGGTGCTGGAGACACTAATGATGCTGATCTTGGGAATTTTTTCGAGAGACCGTTGAAGATTTTTACGGATGATTGGGCAACAACTGATGCCAATTATTATCAATCAATTAATCCGTGGAGTCTATATTTCGAAAATCCCCGAGTAGTCAATCGTGTCGCAAATTACAATTTATTGCGATGCAAATTGCATTTGAAGATTTTGATCAATGGAAATGGTTTTCACTATGGTCGTATGATCGCAGCTTATAAACCACTACATAATCTTGATGGGTTTACTATTAGTAGAGGATTCGTCGAGGCCGATTTGGTGGCTGCTTCCCAGCGCCCCCACATTTATCTCGATCCGACTACCTCTGCTGGTGGTGAAATGACCCTTCCATTCTTTTGGATCAAGAACGCTCTCAGCATCCCCAATTCGGAGTGGGAAGATATGGGAGAATTGGAATTTCACCCTTTGCAACTTCTGAAGCATGCAAACGGTGCAACTGACTCCGTAACAATAAGTGTATTCGCTTGGGCAACTGATGTTTCATTGTCTGTTCCCACCGTCGCTGAACCTGACACGATTGCTCCGCAATCTGGTGTCATTTATGACCCACAGGCTAGTGATGAATATGATAAGAACAACGGACCTATTAGCAAGCCAGCTACGATGCTCGCAAAAATTGCGGGCCGATTATCTGATTTACCAGTGATCGGCGCGTATGCGCGAGCTAGTGAGATGGCTGCTTCTTCTGTTGCAAATATCGCGAATCTCTTCGGCTATTCACGACCTGCTTCTCTTGTAGAAGTGGAATCGTATAAGCCAACCTGTATGGGAAACCTGGCCAACACTAATGTGCCAGATTCTGTACAAAAACTGACAACTGATTTCAAGCAAGAAATTACCGTAGATCCTCGGACTACTGGTTTGAGCAATGTTGATGAGATGGCAATCACTTCTGTGGTTTGTCGTGAATCTTATTTGGCACAGGCTCCTTGGTTGGTATCAGATACCACTGAAACTCTCTTATTCAGTGCTCAGGTTACTCCATATTTATGGACTGAGTACGTGAACGGTGCTAATACTGAGCTACATATGCCAGCTTGTTGTTTTGGGGCTTTGCCCTTCGAACACTGGCGTGGTTCTATGAAGTACCGTTTCCAGATTGTCTCGTCCCAGTACCACAAGGGACGTCTTCGTATTGTTTACGATCCGGCTACAACTACAACGCCGGAATATAATACTAACTATACGAAGATTATTGACATTGCTGAAGAAAAGGATTTTACAGTGGAAATCGGTTGGGGAAGTGAGTTTCCTTACCTACAAGAACAAGCTATTGGAACTGAAGCAGTACCGTGGAAGGTTGGACCTACCGCTGTGACTGTGCAGTCCCGTGCTCGTATTAACGGGTATATCTCTGTTTATGTAGTGAATGAGCTCACTGTTCCCAATTCAACTGTGAACAATGATGTCGCCATCAATGTATTTGTTTCTGCTGGAGAGGATATGGAATTTTTCAATCCCTCTGAGCGTCAAGTTGATACTCTTACTTGGTTCGCACCACAGTCTGGAATCATTTATGATTCTCAGTCTAGCGATCAAGTTTCTGCTGTAGCAGATGAAGAGAACACTGACGAACCCTCAAAGCCTATGGGCGAAGAGGTTGTAGAGCAAATGGCACCCACAATTGATCCACTAGATGGATTGGCTGGTGTGTGCTTTGGTGAAAAGATTATGTCTTTCCGACAGTGTCTTAAACGTTATAATTATCATTCTAACTATGGTGGAACCCTTACAGGGTTGAAGCTGATGAATAGGGTGTCTTCTATCTTTCCTTTCTATAGAGGAAAGACTGTTGGAGGCATCCATACTACAGCTGCACCTGGCTCGGATGATTATAATTACGTTAAAATGACAATGCTTAACTACATTACCCCTGCTTTTACGGGGTGGCGTGGTGGCGTTCGACATAAGATGCAATTGGTTGAAGGCTGCATTACTGCTAATCGACCTCCCGAAAATAGATTCATGTTGATCAAACGTGAGTTCGTAACTGCTGTTTATACGTTAACAGTCAGTACGTGGAACTCACTTGATACGCAATCTGTTATGGCACACGATATGAGTGCCCTGATGACGAATCAATGGGATGGAACGACGGCAAATGCTGTATCACAGAATGGGTGCATTGAAGCAGAGCTTCCATACCAAGCACCCTTCCGATTTTGGCCAGCTAAGAAGCATAACTACACTTCTGATGCTAGCTATATGGATACTTTTTCTTGTCAAACAATTACCAACATTGGAGCCGACAGTGGCGCTCATGTGATGGACTGGGTAGCAGCGGGAGATGATTATTCTCTCTTCCTGTTTACTGGATGTCCTATTGCATACTATGCGCCAACTGATTTGGCTGCAGTGTAGGCGACTAATGCACGTACGCATAATCCTCATGGTGACCGTGAGGTAGGTATTGGTACATACCTAGGAAAGGGAGAAATCCCCGCACTGGACTGTTGTTGTCCTTAGATGTTTTTAAACACCTTTTTGCGGGGTCTTATTCCCGCTCTGAGGTGCTATTTTTGTATCTGAGGTCACAACTTTCTAAGTGGAGTCCTGAAACGCAAGTTTTCTCGATGTGTTCTATAGAGGTACGTTCCTCGCGAGCATCGAGACCACAAG